CAAAAACGATTGGTTCCGCAGATTGCTGGATAAATATTCAATACAAATAGGTGAGAAATAATGTCGTTTATTGACGACCCCAAAAGGGAAATACAAGACCGCATCCGTCAGCTTGCCAATTCAAATCAAGCTACTATTGATATGGACGAACAGGAACTTGGTGAGAGAGAAGACGCAGCACAAAGATATGCTGGCGAAAATGAAGAACACTTCGTTTCGTATGCAGAGGATTGTAGAAAGACCTCAGTAGATGCAATGGTAAATATTCGGACGATGCAGAAGGAATGTTGGGATGTATATAACGAAGAACCCCCTCCTAATTACGCAAACAAAGAAGCATGGCAGTCTAAAGTCGTAATTCCCAAGCCTTTTGGGGCAGTTCAATTCGCAATGGGCGTTGTGCGTAAGGCGTTTGCAGCAGAATTTCTATCAGTTGAAAACGAAAATGACCAAAACGTAGCGGACTTCTGGGAAAAACTAATCAAACACCAATTAAATAAACAACACGCAAACTTTCCAATCCAATTTACAGACGCAAGCGGTATGGGTTTCGCAGTAGGACAGTCACTTGAAATGATACCAGTATGGCGACCAGAGCGTGGATTAGGCTTTGTTTTAGTAGAACCTTGGAAGATACATCGAGATCCTGACGCAAGTAGTCGTCATTCTCAAAGTGGATTATACTGGATACATCAGGAATATCTTGATTTTCATGTCTTAAAAGAAGCAGAGAAATCAGGAAGATATATTGGAGTAGATAAGGTTAAGGAATTTGTAAGTTCAAAAGATGCAGATCTGACCAAAGAAGAAATTGCTCGAAGAAAGAATATGGTTTGGAACAGGTCTAAATTTAGGCAGTCTGTTTTAACTTCAGAGTTTTGGGGTATGGTTCTTGATAGCAAGGGTGAGTTACTTCTCCCATCAGCCACATACACCGTTGCCGGAAATCATGTCATAGGGTTACCAAAGAAGTCGCCTTATCGCACACTCAGGTGGCCTGGAATATCATTTAGCCCTCTGCCCCAATTCCTTAGATTTGATGGTCGTGGGTTGCTTCAAGGCATCAGAAGTATATGGTATTGGATGTGTTCATTAATGTCGTTACATTCTGACTCTCTGAACTGGGTAGTTAATCCTCCAAAAGAAATAAACATCTCAGCTCTGGTAGATCAGGACGATATAGACGATTATCCTGGAAAGACTTATCTGACAAGAGACACAATAAGCGGACAGCAGGTAGTTAGAACCGTTGATAGAAAGAACGTAACTAATGAAGTCCTTGCCAATCTGAATTATGGCGATCAACATTTTCAGGAAGGTTCGTTTGTATCATCTATTGTTCAGGGATTGCCTGGGTTTCGAGCCGAAGTAACCGCAAGGGAACAGGCACAAAATCTTGAACAGGCTATGAATGTTTTCAGCCTTATGGGTCAAAACCTTGAAGACGGAGCTATTCAAGTAGTAAGTGCCGCTGCTGAAACCATTGCGATTAATGCAAGCCCACAGGATTTATTACAGGTATTTCCAGAAGATATAATTACAGCCTTGCTTAATCCTGACGCTCCAACTGGTGTTGACATTCCCGAACTTACAGGGTCTTTCCATATAAGCGGTATTTCAGCTATTATGAAAGACAGTGAAATACTAAGGTCTATTACTGATATGATACTCCCATTAATGGAACCCGGTTCAGCATTTGCACCGTATCTAAAACCGTACAAGATACTAAAGTCTATTGAAAGACGCACCAACCTTCAAGACGAAGGTGTAGTTGCTACCGAACAGGAAGCACAGGCAATAAAAGAACAGATAGACGCAATGCCAGTTGAACCAGAAACAGAGGAAACAAAATAATGGAATTAGGCGGAGCAGACGTAGATATAATCACAGGTTCTCCAATGGCAACAATTCAAAAAGCCAGAGAAGAAAAACGAGTTGACCGAATTATATCTGATTATCAGACACTTGTAAATGACCTATCTGGAGATGGTGGTGAAGTCTTAAAAAAGGTTGCTGGATTATATTCAAATCGAATAAACGAAATGATTACAACCGATCCGGCTTGCAGGGCATATCAGACTATTTTCGATGACATGAAGATAAAAATAAACGTAGGTAAAAGAATGATCAATTTAAAGTTAGAAGAAATAGAAAAATCAAAACAGCCCCTTTAGACAGGATACGCTATTTATAGCCCCTGATTGAGAAGGATACGCTGAAGGAGGGAACATGGAACCATTAAGTGTAGCAACTGCATTTGAAGAAAGTCAGGTTAAATTTGACGGGCATCCGGCTGAAGGTAATGATAAAGATAAACCAGTCGAAGATGTAAAAGTTGAAGAGGTTGAACCTAAAGGTGATGAAGAACCAAAGGAAGAACCTAAAGAAGTGCCTAAAGAAGAACCTAAACCCTTCAAATACGAAACACAGGAGGCCGCTGAAGCCGCTTACAAAGAAGCTGAAAGTCTTATAGGTAAAAAAGGTGAAGAAGCTAAACGTGAGCGAGAAAGAGCAGAGGATTTACAGAAACAACTAACCGAACTGCTTGTAGCTAAAGCAACTCCGAAAGAACCAGAAGCGCCCAAACCAACAAGCGCAGCAAAGATGAAAGAATTGTTAGAACAGGTCAACGCACTTGACCCGGAAGACAAGGATTATCATGCAAGGGTTGCGGAAATTTGGGGGAGGCGTGAAGACGAGATTCAGAGTACAGTTGAGTTAAAAGTTCAAGCAGCTTTAGACGCTTATGAAAAAAAAGCAAAGGAAGAACAGGCGAAGGTCGAAAGAGAAAATTCTACTCAAAAGAAAATCATGACCGATGCTGAAGTTGCAGGCAAGGAAGCTGGACTTGACATGAAGAAAGACTCAGTTGATTCAGATCTATTCTGGACATATGCAGATAAAGCACCTGAAGGAACCATTTCCGAACAAATAGCATGGACGATTAAAAAAATTAAGAACGTAAAAGCAGCCTATACAACTCCAATTAAATCAAAGGAGGAAGTAAAGGCAATTCAAAATCAAAATAGCGTGCTTGAACGACAGGGACAAGGTAAAACACCTGAGCGAGTTATCCCTGAAAAACCCATCGGATTATCTGATGTGTTTAAGCAGCTTCAACGCAGAATATAGGAGAATAAATCATGGCAGCTCATAATTGGACATTCGATTCCGATATAGGGGTCTATAAGAATAATTTTATAAGCAATCAACTATTGCTGGCCTCATTAGGGGAGACTAAAGTTGCCCCCTTTGCCCGGCCAATTCCGGGGGTAGGAGCTTTCAAGAAAAAGGGAGAGACAGTAAACATCCCGATTTTGAAGGAACTTCCAGACCCGACAACAGCACAACTCTCTGAAGATACCAGGATTCCTATCGACAAGTTGGAACTTGGTAACAGAGCAATCACCCTTGTAGAGTGGGGCAGAGGAGTTGAATATACAAGTCTTTCACAGCAGTTCGGAAAGTTTGACCCGGCTGATTATCTTCAGAAAGCTCTTATGCGTCAGATGGACAGAGCTTTAGATACGGCTGCGGCTGCTGCTTTTAAATCAACAGACGTAAAAATATGCTTTAGCCCGACTACATTAACGGGTGGAACTTTCGATACAGACGGAACTCCGAGTACAACCGCACTTGTCAATTTGACATTCGACCACATGGGCGTACTTGCTGATTATCTGGCTGGCGATATTCATTGTCCTCCGTTTGAAGGCGATGATTATATTATGCTTTCCTGCCGGAAAAATCTCAGAGGACTGAAACAGGATACCTTATGGCAGCAAGTTCATATGTATCTTCAGAAAGGCGACCTGTTCTTCAAGGGTGAAGCAGGAAAGGCAGAGAACATCAGATGTATTCAGGTAGATCGTGAAGCAGCTCTTGCTAACAGTGCTTCAGCTACTTGTACCATCATGGGTGAGGGAGTTGTATTTGGCGATCAGGCAGTAGGATATGTCGAAACCGAATCTCCGCAGCTTTATGCTGACCCGAACTTTCAGAGTGATTTTGGGCGTACGAAAGCGATTGCGTGGAAAGGCACGTTCGTTTACGCTTCCGTGTTCGAGGTAGCAGATGACGGATTTGCTCATATTATAAGGATTGACAGCGCATAGGCACTGCAAAGCCTTAATAACAAGGTTACGGCCACAATAACAAAATTAAAACCCCATAACGATAGGGTTTAATAAGTGATAAAGGAGAATAATTATGTACGGTTCATATGATAGAGGCAAATGTTTGAGTACGTCTATAGACGATGCTGCCGTTGCAACTGCGCTTAACTACAATCAGGCGATTGGTGTTATCGCAAGTTTTTGGATGATGCCAGAGCCATTTTGTGTTACGAGGCTTTCTATTCAGGCAACTACGGCATGTGTTATGACAACCGCAGCTACGGTATCTTTGTTCAGACGAGCAAAGGTTAATATCCCGACAGCAGGTGCAGATGATACCAGTTCTGCCGCAGCTTTTATGACTGACAGCAGTGAGTCTTTTACCGCAAGTGAGTTTGTTGGCTGGACAATTTACAACATCACAAACAAAAGTTCCGGTATTATCACAGCAAACACTACGACCACTGTAACTGCTGCAATGTATCTTGATTCAGACGGTACGACTGCTGATACGTGGGATAGTGGCGATAAGTATGAAATAGGCTACAAGATTGCCAGCATTGTTATTCCAATCGGTACGACTGCGGTTGGAGATGTCATTTACAAAGATGTTGACAATGCCGTTGGTGTATCAGGAAGCGGGCCTACCGCAACCTACAAAAAAAGAGGTATCGCAGACATTTGGGCTGGTGAGCAGTTGGCTATTTTCACTACCGGCACAGTGGGTGCTGGAAGTGCAGGAACATATCAGCCTTATGTTTTTGGACATCACATGGCAGAAGTTGCAGGTAATCAACCTAAGATGACCGCTTCTACCTAATTTTAACTAAAACTCCATAATCTAACGGGAGGCTGAAATGCCTCCCTAAGACTAATGGGATAAAGGAGAAATATTATGACAGCAATTGCGAGTACAGATGTAACAGTAGTAGTAGATCCACACGATAGACACGTTCTTGGTAAATTGAGAATGTCAATTGGAACTATTTCTTTTGGAGATGGTGCATTAACCTATCCTGCTGGTGGTGTTGAAATGCCAGCAATAGGTAATTTTGGAATGAACAAAGAAATAACAGCACTTGATATTATAGACACTGGTGGTCTCGGATATCAGTTAAGCTATGACCATACTGACCGAACATTAAAAATGCTTACTCAAGCCCCACCGATTGTTTATGAGGAAGCACATACAGTTCCGGCTACACCTTTTGCAATTACTTTAAATTATCCTGCCGCAGCTATTCTGAATGTAGCCAGTGCTACAGTTGGGTATGATTTTATTGAAGCCAGCGATACATTAGCGGCAGGTGAGGTACAGCTTACGTCTGCTATGGCTGAAGGGGTAAGAACAGGACTTACATTTCATTCAGAAGTGGGGGCTGTTAAAGTCACTTACATTACACAGGCATGGGAGGAAGTCTGGAGGAATCGTGTTGCGGCTACTGCGGTTACAACCGCTTCTCACGTTGCAGATTTAGGAGAAACAGTTTGTTTTATTGAAAGCTGTCTTGCCGCAGGAAGTACGCCATCAAGCAAACCTGGATATATCAGAGGTGGTGATACCGCTGCAACAACTGAGGCAGAGGTTGACTTTACCGATTCAGCAGCAGCAACAGCGGGTGATACTACGCTTACCTTTAATGCTGCTGATGCTATAACTGGAGTCACAATTACCTATATTAAACTACCTGCAAGTGGATTTCTCTTTAATCGTTTCTTGGAAGACCAAGATACTACGATGTCTTCTGGTGCAAGTGCAGCTTTAAATCCGCTGCATCCAATCCTGTTTCATGGTCTTGGTGGTAGTTTACCAGATTTCCATGCCGCAAACGAACAAGCTCCATATACAATGCAAATGCTTATGGGTGATGCTTGTGGTACTAGCGCTGAGTTTGTTATTAATTATCAACAATCCCCTGCTGTAGGTGTAACCGATATTATTGGTATTGAGGATACGACAGCGGATGCAGTTTCGCTTACCTATGTATGGGGTGTTCCAGATGAAATACCTGGAGTTGTACCGATTGAAATACAAAATGGTGAGATAGTCCCAGCTACAGAATTAAAATTCATGGCATGGGGAAAATAGTAAACAAAGGGGAGACCTAAAAAATCTCCCCACAACAAAGGAGTATTTATGTCACAGATTATAAAAACGAAGCATTTTGGCCCGATAGCATTTGATAAAACATGGGTATCAAGCGATGGCAGGCACATAGGCAAACTCACTAAAGGCGGGTATGCTCATTTATCAGGTTCAATGGTATCATCTAAAAAAGACCTTGTTGAGTTAATCCCAGCCGGTAAAGACAGAAAAGAAGCTCAGGAATGGTATGAGAACAAGGACAAGGAAAAATTCAATCCGAGCAATAAGCGGATATTCCTAAACGCCAATGGTGATTATGAATGGGAAGACGGAAAGCCTATTACTGACCCTGTTGATGTGTATAATAACTTACCTCAAGGCGCTCAGTTGGAAGCAGTTCTTCTTTGGTTTAGGGAAAAGCAGAAAGAAAATAGCAAACCGGGTAATGACAAGATTAAGGTTGCGTAATGACCGACTATTTACGATTTTGCCCAAACTGTCATCTTGTTTATAATCCGGATGAAAGAATATATAGGGATGCCAATGAGATATGCCCAAAATGCGGCACTCGTTTAATACCAGAAACAGAGGATTATAAAGATGAGTAAGAGGACATTATGAACCTTGGAGAGCTAAAAGCCGAACTTGCGTTATACATACAAGACCCTTCACTTGAAGGATATTTTACGTCTTGGATAAATAATGCTGTATATGAGATAGCCAACGATTTCTCCTTACCATATTTAAGATCAACCGAACCCACCAGTTTAGTGTGCATTGCGACAGAATGGCTCTATGATATGCCAGCCACATACATGAAGAACCTCTATAAGGCTTATGACTCTGACTACAACAAAATCACTATTAAGCGTTCAATAGACGACCTTGACGCACTTAATATAGAGCATGATGATACAGGTGATAATGTAACCCATATAGCCGTAAGGGATTTAGAGGCAGGCATATATCCTATGGCAGCAGAAACAATCCATCTTTGGTACTATAAAAAACCAACCGACTTGGCTGCTGATGGAACAGAGTTGTTATGTATTCCTTCGCAATATCATACCAGAGTTGTAATCCCCAAGGTCATAGTCAAGGCTTATCCCCTCTTAATGGATATGTCAACTCAAGCACCACACCAATCGTTACTTTATTGGCAGTCTAAATATCATGCTGGTCTTTTTGGCGATGCAAGTGATGTCGGCATGATAAATTGTCTCGCAAGAGCTAAGGGCGTGAAAAGGCATGGTGGTCGAGACCCGCTTCCATAATAATAACGGAGGGTTATGTCAAGACATATCAATATCTTTAAATCAACCACAGGTATTAACAACAAAGTCGATCCAGTTAGGCTTCGTTTCGACTATCGCACTGGTGTTTCTGACCTTGCCGCAGCAAT